CCTCAGGAACTTCTTTAACATACCACTCATATTGTGGGTCAAATGTTAACTGTAATACTTCTGTTAGAGCCTTTGATAGGTTATTACCTATAACTTCCATTCTTGCTTTTTTATTTTTGGCTAATTCAAACTCGTCAAAAACTTCATATATATTTTTCATCAAAATTCCTCAATCACATCCATTAGATTTTTAAGTTTATACTGAATGAAATAATTCAGCATCTTCTGCTTCGTAGCAGGTTTGATCTCATCATAGGTATTTATGATTTTCTCTCGGATTTCAACTGGTACCTTCTTGAGGTCAATCAAAGTTGCGTTCCGAATAAAATTAGCTTTGTCAGTTTCACCATATTCTTCAACGTCCTGCCACAGGTATTTCTCCATGATTGCTTTAGTGATTGGCTTCTGGCGTTGGTCACGGACAAAACAATCGGCCGGTGAAAACATGTTTGGAATGCCGTCACCTTTATCTCCACGGATAATCTTCTCTTTGAGGTCAATCAATGGACTTTCCGACTTCAGGTATTTCTTCAATGCTGGATTGTACTGCTTGATATTACTACCATATTGTTGCAATTGCAAGAAATCTCCGTCACTGGACAAAATCAGGATCTTTTCATGTGGTGCATGACGAGGTACCAATGTTCCAATGATGTCATCAGCTTCTGCACCTTCAACATCAATCACTTTGTATGGAAAGTTTTCTTTAAGTTCCTGCTTGAACTTGGCCAACATGTCAAAAATGAGATGCCAGTCAAGTGCGGACTTTTCACGAGTCTTTTTACGACCTGCCTTGTAGTAAGGAAAGAACTCCTTGCGCCAGTATTTGCGGTTGTCACAGCAAAGCACAACTTCACCGTATTCGTTACGGAAGTTCTTGAGGTGCATACGGAGGATGTTTAATACCATGTGACGAATTAAGTCTTCTTCTAACTTAATTGTCTTTTGATTAGAAATTTGAGCCATAAGTCCAGCAAGAAGGACTTGGTTCAGGTCAACAAGAATCATTATGAATCCAAATATGTAAAATTATATCTTAACACGCTTCTTTAATCATGTCAAATGTTTCTTCTATGTATTCATGAGAGGTTGTTGTTTTTTTGCAAATAACACCAAACCAACCATCTAGCAATAATCTGGACATGTATTCTAAAGGATCAATTAAAATGGCTTCAAATCTATCTAAATGTATTACTTTTTCTTCTTCAGATTCTTTGAACAGAATTATGTGGTAACAATCACCCATTTCAGAGCCATCTAGTTTTGTTCCAGGTACAGCATAATTGCTTCCTTTAAAATGTATTTGGCCGTTTACTTCTGATGGGAAAAAAGTATATGTGTCTAATTTTTCATCTTTAAGATGTTTTAGTGATTCTAGCATTGTAGTCCTTGATGTGTGACTTTCTTACTCTAACCATGATCCAGTTATTGTAATACTCATCGCTTTCCATTACATTGTTGGCGAACTGTTCTTTCGCTTCAAGGTAACTACACTCACCTTTTGATTTGCATAGATGTAGTATCTCTCTGCGGAACTTATCCGTTCCATATAGTATAACATCTTTTTGCAATTCGTCACTACTTCCATAGTAAGTTTGCCAGTCCGATGGGACTTTAATTCTTTTCTTTTTACCTTTGACTTGTTTGGTCTTGGAGAACCAGAATAACTTCTTACCGATGTATTTCCTGTTGTTCTCCAAATTTGTTATGAGGTAAACAAACCCATAACTATCACCAATTAAATCTTCTGTGAATTCTATATCATTATATTGCCAGTTTATTCCCATTTGAGGTCATCTTCATCTAAGTCATCATCCTCTATATATTCTTCGGATAATTCTTCGATGGGATCACCACAAAATGGGCAAAACTCTGGCATTGGTTGTGAAACTAATTCTTGTGTATACTCTACTGAGTAAGATGATTCACACTCTAGGCATTCGCCACTGATAACTTTATTTGTCATGTTATTCTTCTTATTATAGTTTTAAAAAATTAATTAGCCCAAACATCAGACCAATCACCAGACAGTGCACCCTTTGCATAGTCTGTGGCACGATTCTCAAAGAAGTTTGTGTGGGTTGGAGCATTAATCATTTCTTCAACCCAAGGCAAAGGATTCTTCTTCACTTTGAAAATGCCTTTGAGACTTAACGAGATCAATCTACGGTCTGCAATGTAACGAATGTACTTCTTAACATCCTCGGCATTAAGTCCTTCCATTTCACCCATGTCAAAAGCAAGATCGATAAACTTGTCTTCAAGTTCTACCATCTTTTCTGCAATCGTATATATGCGTGACTTCAATTCATCTGTCCAAATTTCTGGATTTTCCTGAATGAAAGTTCTGAACAACTTAATCATATTCTCAGCATGTTGTGTTTCATCCACAATAGACCAGGTAACGATTTGGCCCATGCCTTTCATTTTGCCATGTCTAGGGAAGTTCAACAACATAATGAATGATGAGAACAACTGCATACCTTCAGTGAATGCACTAAACACCGCAATGTGTGTTGCAGTATTCTCTTTTGTTGTGTTTTGTTTAGAGATATCAAGCACATAGTCATGCTTTTCTTTCATCTCTGAATACTCTAAGAATTCATTGTATGTTGTTTCAGGTAAACCCAAAGTTTCGATCAAGTGTGAGTATGCGGCCACATGTAATGCTTCTCTGGCGGCAAATCCCAACAACATCATTCTCATTTCAGGTTGTGGAAAGTATGGCAAATAATTGCTAACATAACCACCAGCAACGTCAATGTCACCCTGAGTAAAGAAACGGAAGATGTGTGTCAAAAACTTCTTTTCATTATCAGTTAGTTTCTTTTTCCAATCCTTAACATCTTCCATCATTGGCACCTCTGTATGAAGCCAATGTGATTGCTCATGTTTCAACCAAGCATCATAAGCCCATGGATAATTAAAAGGTTTGAAATAACTTCTTTCTGAAGTTACATTGTTTTTGGTTTTCTTAATCATACTGCCCATTCCTTTAGTTGTTGTACAGACAGAACGCCTGAAGAACGCTTCAGGATTGTTCCATCTTCTACCATAACTAAAGTTGGAACTGAGCGGATGCCATATTCTATAGCAACGTCAGACATAACATCAATGTCAACAACCTCAACTGGAATATCCAATTCGGCTGACTCCAAATTCATAGCCAAACCTTTACAAGGTTGGCACCACGATGCTGTAAATCTTAAAATCTTTTTCATTTGTTTATCCTTCACATGCGATACAATCATTGCCCTGAGCAATTTGTGTCATATCTAGTTCTTTAATTACTTGACGTTCAATTTTCTTGGAAACTTTATCCGCTTTGCCAATCTTTTCTGAACGGCAATAGTATAAAGTTTTCAAACCTTTTTTCCATGCCATGAAATGAATAGCATGGATATATTTGATGTGTGCATCTGGACGGAAGAACAAGTTCAAGGACTGTGCTTGGTCAATGTATACTTGTCTATCTGCGGCCAAATCAATTACCCAACGCTGGTCAATTTCCATTGATGTTTTGAATACTGCCTTCTCATCTTCACTTAGAATATCTAAATGTTGGACTGAACCATCATTAGCGATAATGCTAGACCAGGTGTCAGCATATGTGCCAGAATGCAGGCCTTCAGGTAAATTAAGTTTTTGTTTAATTAGTTTATCCAACCAACGATTCTTGTTTAGATATGCTCCCGATAGAGTGTCCTGACGGTAAGCATTAGCACGATAAGGCTCGACACTAGGGCTAGTATTTCCCAAGATGATAGACGAAGAAGCATTTGGAGCAATAGCCATAATATGACTAAAACGCTTGCCAGTGCCGACAGCATCAGGAGCCTCCCCTCTTTCTTTACCCAATTGAAGATTCGCTTCATCTAAACCCTCCCTGATAAATTTAAACATCTTGTTGTTAGCAACCTTGGCCATTACACCCTCGAATGCAATTCCGTTCTTTTGTAGATATGCATGAAAACCGAGGGCACCAATACCAATAGACCGTTCCATAGAAGCTGAGTATCTTGCTCGTGATACGCTATCAGGAGCACTATCAATGAAATACTGTAGGACGTTATCAAGCATCTCAGCAACGTCCCGAAGAAAAAGTTTGTTATCTTTCCAATCATCATAAGTCTCCAAGTTCAAAGAAGATAGGCAACATACTGCTGTACGATCTTTATCTGTAGGTAGTATAATCTCAGAACACAGATTAGACTGGTGTAC